TAAATAAAATATTTTCAGACGCTGGTATTAAAAATCATCGTCTTTTAAATAAGCACCATTCAAAATACACAGAAATGGATTATCAAGTTTTGGAAAGTATTAAAAATGGAAAAATACCGAAAAATCCTTTTTATGTTCAAAAAACAAATGGAGAACTAAAAAAAGTAATTAGAATTTCAGATGGTGAAATATTTGATTCAGTTGCTGATTGTGTTGAAAAAACTGGATTAACAAAACAAAAGATTTACAATTTATTAAACACTAAAAGTACAAAAGAACCGATTTATCAATATTTAGATTAAAAAAATGAAAAAAAATATTAAATTTTAAAAATTATTTTTAAATTTGTTCTTGTATTGTCGCAGATACTTATAAAAATTTAAATAAATTCCACCAATGATAAGACTGCGACCTTTGATTTGGTGGTTTTTTTATTTTATGAAAAATTTAGAATGGAAACCATTTTATTACAATGGTTTAGAAACAAACATTGAAGTCACAAAATGTGGTCGTATTAAAAAAATACCAAAAGAATGGTATGGAAAAGGTAGCGGTTCAAATATGGTTTTTTATGGAGAAATAACAAATGAAAAAATAGAAATATCTATAAAAAATTACAAACAAGTTTTTGTTCAAATTAGCGGTTTAAAACCAAAAAGAATACCAATTCATCAAATTTTAGCATCTGTATTTTTAGGTTATAAATTTCAAGGTCATAAAATGGTAATTGACCATATTGATAGTAACACTTTAAATAATTCAATAAGTAATTTAAGAATAGTAAGTCAAAGAGAAAATTGCTCAAAAGAAAGAGTAATAAAATCAGGTTTACCAGTTGGTGTTCATTATAGAAAAGATTTAAAAAAATATAGGGCAAAAATAAGAATTAACGGAAAACAATTATGTTTAGGATTATATAAAACAATTGAAGAAGCTTCAAATGCATATCAAGAAAAATTAAAACAAATTTAAAAATGAAAGTAATAGCTCACAGAAATAGAATTGAGTCACAATTGATTTCTTATAAAAGATATTTGAAATTTTGCCCAGAAGAAGCACTCGGAAAGCTTTGTATTGAAATTGCCAAACTGGAACACAGAATGGAAACAATACGAAATATGAGTATAGACCAATTAAATAGTCAAGTACCTTGGCAATATTCAGTCAGACAAAGTAAAGCCAATAAATTAAGTCCAGATATAATTTACGAATTCATAAACAAATAAGATATGAAAACAAAACCCCCAAAAGAAACAATTTTTGAAGAAGAAAAAAGATTGAAAAAAGAAGCAAAACAACTGGCTGAAAACCACAAAGACATAAAACCAATTAAATACGATTTGAAAAAATGACAGAAAAACAAAAATACATAGGCGCTTTCTTAGATGGTTATTTTATTGATAAAAAGTTTCCAGAATATAATATGCTTTATATATCAGCTTTGGAAAAAGCTACTAAATTAGCAAAAAAGAAATGGAAGAAATATAAAAAACAAAAATTATTATGACAAAAGAAAATCGACAAAAGTACATTGATGTTGGGCTTCGTATGCGTAACATAGAATTGTGCCAAGAGCTTTTAAAAAAAGTTTTAGAAGTTGTTGACTTGGTTGACAGAAAAAAGGGAAAGTCAAATATTCAAGACATTATAGAATTGGAAAATAAAAAAGAAAAAAGATTATGAAATTAGAATACAATAAAAACCAGAGTATAGGGATTACTCCTTTTGGTTACAATCCAAAATATAAACTAATAATAACAGAAAGAAAAATGAAATATCAAGAATTAGAAGCTTTGGTAATAGCTTGGGGAAAACAAAAAGGAATTTTAGATAATGGCACCACAATGAAACAAGCCGAGAAAACTCACGAAGAAGTATTGGAGCTTATTTCAGCGATAGACGAGGACAATAGAGAAGAAATTATTGACGCTTTGGGGGATATACTCGTTACGATTATTTTACAAGCTGAAATGCAAGGATTAAAGCTTGAAGAATGTTTGCAAAGTGCTTATTATATAATTTCAAAACGTAAAGGAACTATGATAGGAGGGCAGTTTGTTCGTGAAAAATAGTTTTATTTAATAAATATTGTATATTTGTAAAACAATAAATATTTAATTAAATGGGAAAAACAACAAAACAAGATATGATTGGAAAAAAATATGGTCTATTGACAGTCATTTCAGAAATTACAGAAAGAGATAAAAATGGTTTTATATTATACAATGTAAAATGTGATTGTGGTAAAGAAAAAATTGTTTTAGGTTCTTCTTTAAGAAGAGGAGCTTCAAGAAGTTGTAACAAATGCTATCTTTTATTGGGAACTCACGGAATGTGGAAATCTAAAGAATATTCTATATGGGGTTCAATGAAAGATAGATGTTATAATAAAAATAATACAAGATATAAAAATTATGGAGGTAGAGGAATAATTGTATGTGATAGATGGATAAATTCATTTGAAAATTTTTTTTTAGATATGGGAAATTCAAATGGTTTATCTATAGATAGAATAGATGTTAATAGAAATTATGAACCGAAAAATTGTAAATGGTCAAATCCAAAACAACAAGCCAATAATAGAACAAATAATACAAAATTGACATATAAAAATCAAACTATGAATATTTCTGAATGGTGTGAATTTTTAAAAATGTCAACTTCAACTTTTCATAACAGAATTAGTAGAGGATGGTCTATAGAAAAGATTATAGAAACTCCTATTAATAAAAAACATAAAAAAAAATAAAAAAAAATTACATTTCATTTGGTAATTAAAAAATATTAATTAAATTTGTTACATAGTTGTTCGGGCAGGTTCAATTATAATTAAAAAATTATTTAAACGCTCACAAAAGTAAATCCTGCCCGATTGAAATTGTGGGCTTTTATTTTTAATATGGAAAAAGAAATATGGAAAGATATTCCAGAATATGAAGGAATTTATCAAATAAGCAATTTAGGTAATATAAAAAGTTTAAAATTTGGAAAAGAAAAAATTTTAAAACCTTATTTAATCGGAAATAAAAGAAGATTATATTTAGGAGTTAGACTTAGGTCAGAAAAAAAAATAAAACTTTTTAAGGTCCATCAATTAGTTGCTATGGCTTTTTTACACCATTTTCCTTGCTGTTATAAAATAGTTATAGACCATAAAAATAATAATCAATTTGACAATAGGCTTTCAAATTTGCATATTATTACTAATAGAGAAAATAGAATAAAAGATATAGATAAATCAAAAACTTCTTCAAAATATATAGGAGTAAATTTTGATAATAAAAGAAAAAAATGGATTGCTTATATAACTTTTAACGGAATAAAAAAACATTTAGGACGTTTTGAAACTGAATATGAAGCGCATTTAGAATATCAAAAAGCATACTATCAATTAAATTAAATCAATATTAAAATCAAAACCAAATGAAAAAATTTTTAGAAATCAAATCAAAAGGGAAAATTGACATTCAAGCTTTTTCTTTAATCGGAGCCAGTTCAAAAAGAAATGACTCTTCAAAAATTGGAATGTACGGAAGTGGTAACAAATACGCAATTTCAACGCTTTTAAGAAAAGGAATTGAATTTTATGTTTTCTCTGGTAAAGACGAAATCAAATTTACAACTCGTGACCAAAAATTCCGTGACCAAAACTTCAAAGTAATTTTAATCAATGGAAACGAAACTTCTCTAACTACCACAATGGGAGGGAATGATTGGGACACGGCTTTCGCTCCAATTCGTGAAATTTATTCAAACGCAATGGATGAAGATGAAGATGCGGAAATAAACGAAATTGAAGTTATAGACCCAGAAGAAGATTACACAAAATTCTATATTGAAATGACTCCAGATGTTGAGCATTTCTATAAAAATGTTGGATTGTATTTTTGCACTAAAAATGAAAATGTAATTTTTGCAAATCAATACGGAGCAATTTATAAAAATGCAGATAGCGATTTTAAGACACGAATTTTTAGAAAAGGTATATTGGCTTATGAAAACCAAAACAAATCCGTTTTTCACTATAATTTTGTTGATATAGAGATAAACGAAAGCCGAGTAATTAAATATCAATTTCAACTTTACAATAGGATTGCTGTAATTTTAAAATTATGCAATAACGAATCAGCGATTAATGTTTTGATTTTTGCTCTAAAGGGAGCGAACGCTGGTTTTTATGAACACAAAGCTGAATACGAAATTGGAATACCATTTTCAGAAGCTTGGCTAAATGCTTGTAAAGACAAAAAATTTGCTCCAGTTGAATTTGCTTCAATGCTTGACGCTGAAGAATTGAAAGGTAGAATTACACTCCCAATGAATTTACTTAAATCTTTGAAATTACAATTTGATGAAATAGATGTTCTTGGATTAAATGATAGTTCAAAGAAATCAGATACAAATTATGTGATTGTAAAGCCAAAAGAAAATTTTGTAAACAAAGTCATAGACGCGGTTGGAAAGCTTCTTGAAACTTCTTATTTAGAACGCTGGGATAATCCAGAGATTGAATACGTTCAATTTTTAGATAATAACATTCTCGGACAAGCAGAAAAAGGAAAGATATTACTTTCAACAAAATTAGATATTTATGGAATTGATGAAATTGCCAAAATAATTATTGAGGAAAACGAACACAATATTTCTGGACTTGGCGACGAAACAAGAGCGTTTCAAAATCATTTATTCAACTTATATTATAATCAATTGCAAACAAAATAATTAAAAAAAGTATTTTTATTAAAAAAATCATTACTTTTGTTATGGTTTTGAATTAATATTGATATTTTGATTAAGGGAGTTGCTTCCAAAACGTAACTCCCTTTTTATTAACTTTAAAAAACTATATTATGTTAAACTTTTTCAAGACTACAAACAGATACTCTTTAGAAAAACCAAAAAATCAAACTTCTGAAATTCTTTTTGAATTAATTAATAACAAAAATGCAAGTCGGTCTGAACTTACAGAAATGACTGGTGTTTTAAATGTTACCGCAATTATTTCAAAAATTAGGCTTACGCACGAAATAAACATTAAATGCGATTTGAAGGAGATAAAAAACAAGCACGGCAGAAATGTTCGTTTTGGTATTTATAGTCTAACAGACGCATCCAGAATGGCTGCATTAAGAAAGTACAATCAAATCAATAAATAGAAAATGAAAATTGAAGTAATTTAATATGCGAAACTGATATTTACAATATAAACCGAACTTTTGTGTAACTCGAAATCTGGCAAACAAAAATAAAACTACAAAGGCAATCGTTCGGTTTTTTTTAAAAATTACTATATGTTTAATTCAGAATTTTATCCAACACCAGAAAAAGTCTTAGACGTTATGCAATTAGATTGCAGCAATAAGGTAATACTTGAACCCCACGCAGGAAAAGGCGACATAGTTGATTATTGTATAAAAAAAGGAGCAAAAGAAGTCTTAGCATTTGAAATCAATAAGGATTTACAACAAATAGTAAGAAAAAAAGCTACCTTAATCGGTGAAGACTTCTTTGATTGCAAGCCTGAACAAATAAGCCATGTTCAAGCAATTTATATGAATCCACCATTTAGCAATGCTGACAAGCATATTTTACACGCTTGGAAAATAGCTCCTGACGGTTGCGAAATAGTTGCTCTTTGTAATAATGAAACTATTAAAAAAGATTATTCGTACAGACAACTTTCAAATATTGTGAAGCAGTACGGTATATCTGAAAATCTGGGAGATTGCTTTTCTACTGCCGAAAGAAAAACAGGAATTGACATTGGTTTAATACGATTATTCAAACCTATAACATCGAAAGATTTTGAGTTTAATGGTTTTTTTATGGATGATGATGAAGAAGAATTACAAGGCGAAGGAATACTTCAATACAATGAAGTTCGTGCTTTGGTTAATCGTTATGTAGGAACAATGAAAATTTTTGATAAAATGAAATCCGAAATGGACATAGTAAACAATATGATTTCACAAATAGGAATGTCAAGCATAACGATAGAAATCGGAAGCGAAAAAATGATTACCACCAAAGAGCAGTTTTCAAAAATCATCCAAAAACGTTCTTGGAATTATATTTTCAGAAAAATGAAAATGGAAAAGTATGTTACTTCTGGAGTTATGAAAGACATTAATAAATTCGTTGAAACCCAAGAAAAAGTGCCTTTCACGATGAAAAACATTTATAGGATGTTACAAATAATAGTAGGTACTCGACAAGAAACATTTAAAAGGTCATTAGAATTAACTATTGATAATTTAACACGTCACACACATGAAAACAGATTTGGTGTAGATGGATGGAAGAGTAATTCAGGCTATATGCTTAATAGGAAATTTATTTGCGATGGAATTATTGAATTAAATTATAGTAGCGGAATTCAAGTTAGATATGATTCTTATAACGGTCGCAAAATAGATGATTTGGTAAAAGTTATTTGCAACATAACTGGGCAAAATTTTGACAAAATTGGTTCATTGTACCGTTTCAATTACGATTTAAATACTCATAAAACAATGTTTAACTTAGATACAAACACATGGTATGAATGGGGATTTTTTGAAGTTAAGTTTTTTAAAAAAGGAACTATGCACGTTAAATTTAAAAATATCGATGATTGGTATATAGTAAATAAAGCATACGGTGAGTTGAAAGGTTTTACACTTCCAGAAACTTACAAAACAAAATAAATAATTATTTTTTAGTTATTTTTGTAAAATTGAATAAACAAACTTATTTCAAAATGGAAACAAAAAGGGGAGGAGCAAGACCAAACGCAGGTCGAAAACCAGTAGCTGAAGAACAAAAAGTAAATTCATTATTTGTAACGGCATTAAAAGAACTTTACGACAAAGAAACAGATGATGATGCAAAAACACATTTTATAAAAAATGTATTATTAGAAAGTCAAAGAGGTCAGTTATTTATAGCTGAACATATATTTGGAAAAGCACCTCAAGAAATTAAACAAACTAATTTTAATATTGAAGCTAAAGATTTAGATGATCATGAAATTAAACGAATAAAAGATGCTTTAGAAAATGCTTACTAATGAAGAAAAAGTATTAAAAGTAATGTGTGAAACAAATCTTTTATTTTTCACACGTTACATCTATAAAGAAAATACATTACGTAATTTCATTATCGCTCCGCACTTTGTTAAAATTGCTGAAACGCTTCAAGAGGTTGCTGACGGGAATATAAAAAGATTGATAATTAATATTCCACCTCGTTACGGGAAGACAGAATTAGCGGTAAAATGTTTTATCGCTTGGTCGCTGGCTAAAAATCCAACTTCTAAATTCATACACCTTTCTTATTCCGATAGTTTGGCGCTTGATAATTCCAGCCAAACAAAAGAGTATATTGAATCAGATGCTTTTCAAAGGTTTTGGGGAATGAAATTAAAGAAAGACGCGCAATCCAAATCAAAATGGTTTAACGACCACGGGGGAGGAGTTTATGCTACGGCTTCTGGAGGAGCGATTACTGGTTTTGGAGCTGGTGTAACAGATAGTAAAGAATTCAGCGGTGCAATTATTATTGATGACCCGTTGAAGCCAGATGACGCATTTAGCGAGGTAAAAAGAAAGGCTGTAAATGAAAGGTTCAACAATACAATCCGTTCCCGTGTAAACGACAGAGAAACTCCAATCATCGTGATTATGCAAAGACTACACGAAGAAGATATGAGCGGATTTTTATTGGATGGTGGAAGTGGCGAAGATTGGCACCATTTATGCCTACCAGCTTTAAATGAAAAAAACGAACCTCTTTGGGAAGACAAACATACATTTGATGAATTAGAACAAATTAGACAAGCCAATAGATATACATTCGCTGGTCAATATATGCAAACTCCGTCACCAGACGAGGGAGGGGAATGGAAAAAGAATTGGTTTGAAATTATAAGTAAGGCAAATTTACCTCCTTTAAAATGGAATATGTATATTGACGGAGCTTACACGAAAGATAATTCAAACGACCCAACTGGAATTCAAATTTCAGCCAAATTCAATAACGATTATATCATACTTTCATCAATAGACAAATACCTTGAAATGCCAGAGCTTTTAAAATTCATTCCAGAATTTATACAAGCGGTTGGTGTTCACATCAATATGATTTATGTTGAGCCAAAAGCGAGTGGTAAGAGTATCGCTCAATTAATAAAACAACAAACCAGATTGAATATTTCTGAAATCAAAAGTGACTTTGTTCAAATATCTAAAATAGAACGAGCCAGAACGGTCAGTCCATTTATTGAAAGCGGTAGAGTGAAACTTGTGGAGGGTAGTTGGAACGAAGCTTACTTACAACAAATTGCGATGTTTCCTAATGCAAAACACGATGAGCATATTGATTTAACTTGCTACGGAATTGAAAAAGAATTACTGAAAAAATCAACTTCTTTAAACATAAAATTGTGAAACAAATAACCGTAAAAGAATATATTTCATTATCAGACGATAAAAAGCTTCCATACGTGGCTTTATTGACTTCTGTAAAAGCGAAAGACTGGTTCAAAGTCGATATTAATAACTTGACATACAATCAAGTCCGTAATCTATTCAAGAAATTAAGTAAGTCGGAAAGCGAGGAAGACATTAAGGAAATATTCATTTTGGCATTTGGAATAGACGAGGAAAAACTTTATTCGTTACCTATACAAAAATATTTTCAACTAAAAAAATACATATCCGATTATTTTGTATTTTTGCAAGACAAGGAACAGAAACTTTTGCAATCGGTTAGTGCCGATGCTGGTATTTGGGAAGCTGCTGGAGGTAATCAACTAAATGAATTCAGCGATGTATTGCCACTTTCTCAATTAGCAAAGATATACGGAGGTTATCCGTTTGATTTTGGAGAAAAGAAATATGTTGAAATTATTTATTTGTTACGAATGAATAATTTGCAAAACCAAATAGAAGCCGAATTCCAGAAATTAAAGACAAAAATGTAATGAGCGCCAACAAAAATAAAATTATACTGCGAAAATTCATAAAAGATATTCCAGAACACATCGACAAAAACGAAGTGAGTATTAGAGTTGAACCAGATTTTTACGATAGTATTTCCCATTTATTAAAAGACGGATCGTTTAAAGGAATAAAAATATACTGCTGATGGATTTAGTTAGAATTATAGAAACGGAATGTATAGCAAGTAGTTTTGCATTCCATTACGGAAACAAGTCGCACTTGAATTTAATTGACCAAGACGGCGAACTTGAACCAGACAAAACTCACTTGCTATTGTTTCCAGTTAGACGTGGTCAATATGACAGAAACACGAATAGCCGAGTTTACAATGGTAATTTCTTTTTTGTAAGACCAGACGAATTCGCTCAAAATTATTATAATGAAACAGAAGCGCCAGAATCAGAAAGCAAATACGAAAGTAAAATAGAGCCGTTAATCACGGCTTTAAATGCTTTAGAATTAAAAATGCAAACTTGTTATGACTTAGATATTCTGTCTTGGGAAAGTGTTGACGCTATTGATGTGATTGACGCAAATATGAGTGGATTATGGATAACTTTTCAAATAAGAAGTTATGAATAAAAGCGCAATTCTTTCAAAAGAGTTTGAAAATCTTAAAAAAGATTTGATTATTGCTTATGATGCAAAGGGTATGCGTGCTAGCGGAAGATTCGCTGAAACTTTAGAAGTTAGAGTTGAAGGATTGAATGCTAAATTGTTTGGAGAAGCTTATGGTCAGCAATTAGAAACTGGTCGTAGAGCTGGTAAATTTCCGCCAATTGACGCGATAAAACAATGGATTCAAGATAAAGGAATAGCAAGTAGAATACAAGGTCAAATATCTATTAGTAGTTTGGCTTTTTTAATTGCCCGTAAGATAGCCAAAAAAGGCTGGAAAAGGGAAGGTTACGGAGGGGTTGAATTGATTAGTTCAGTTGTAACAGACGAGCGAATTCAAAAGATAATTGATGAAGTTGGTTTGGAACAAACAATGATTTTTAAAACACAAATTGAAAAAATGATAGCAGAATGGCGTTAGATTATATATACGACAAAGACTTCACGGCTGGAATATTATTAGCATTTAATAATAACGTAATCAGATACAAAAGCAGCACGTCTGGAGTAACACAAGTAAAATCCGAAATAACTACAAACGGATTTACATACACAATTTATCCAGATTTGAATGGCTGGTTCTGGTTCAATTTTAAATCAGTAAAATCAGTTGAATTGAATGTGGATAATTATGCTGACACAATCAATCCTAATGTATTAGGCTCATACGTGTACGATTGGAGCTCAAAAGCAATGTTGAGTGAAACTATTCAGTTCAAGATATATCTTTCAACTGGAGTAGTTGAAACAAGCGCAAGGTCTGTAACGTGGTTTAATGCTTACGCTAATTTAATTGATTACAAAAAAAATTACCCTCTTTATAACTTTGCTATAAATACATTATTTGTTTTAAAGCAATTACCATTGGTAAAGTATTGGGCGGGTTACCCGTTTGATATTTCAATCTATAATTATAGCACAACAAATTTCAACTTAAAAAACAATAGTAACGGAATTAATTACACTTTCACAACTGGCTACAAAGTACCTCGTTTATTTTTTAGTGATGGGCGAACAGATGTAAGTATTGAAGATGTAATTCCATTCAATGACGGATTTAATAATGTAACGGCTTCTTCATCAGCTGGGAGTGCTAATTTTTTAGTTGAAAAAATAACTTCAAGTTGTAATGGGCATTACCTTAAATGGATGAACTCATTTGGAGGGTGGAATTACTGGCTTTTTAATAAAGGTAATGAAAATATATCAACGAAAGAATTGGGTTCTTTAAACAACGATTTTAATAATTTAGCTGACACAATTTCCCCGTACCTTTCTTTGGGGACTGAATCATCAAATTCAATTTCATTTATTCAAGAAAATATCACAGAAGACGAAATGTTTATTTTGCGTGATTTGTTGGATAGCGTAAAAGTGTTTTTATTCACTGGTACTCCATTTACAAAAGCAGAAAATACGGATTGGATTGAGGTAAGTTTAAAATCTGGAACATTTAGAATTTCCAATTCCCGTGAAAAATTAAATACTTTGTCATTGGCAATTGATATTCCAATCAACGTAAACAGAAAAATATGAGGTTAGTTATAAACGGGTACGATATTGAATTACGACCAGATGTAACGATAGCAAAAACGTTACAAGTGAACGAAATTGGTTCAGTAAATACCAGACAGACAAATTACACAAATACATTTTCTATTCCAAGAACGGCAAATAACATAAAAGCGTTTGATATGCTTGGAATTGTTGGTAACGATTCAAATATACCATATAGAAAAAATGATTGTGATTTATATTCTGATAGCGGTGAGTCAATTGTAAAACGTGGATGGGCGATTATTACTTCAACGGATAAAGATTTCAAGTGTAATGTTTTTGATGGGATTATAGATTTTTATAAAACGATTGAAAATTTAAGTTTGGCGGATTTAGATTTGAGCGAATTGGCTCACGATAAATCAGTTCAATCAGTTTCAGATACGCAAAATTTGTCAAAGCCTTACGTTTATATTTTTGCTGACTACAATGGAAAAGCAATGCACGGAAGTAAAATAAATGTTGATTATCTTGTTCCGTCTGTCAAAGTAAGTTGGCTATTACAAAAAATTCAAAGCACACTTGGAATAACAATAAACGGAAGTTTCAAGACAAATCCAGATTTTACAAATTTATATATCAAAAGCAAGTCCTCCAGTAGTTGGCGCTTCAGTTTTAACGAGTAATGATATTTCAAATTATGTGACGAATGTAACAAATGATTACGCTGGAAAATATGTTCCAGTTAAATTCAATTCGTTTTCATCAATTAGCACAAGTAAAATCACTGCTTCTGGAGACCAGATAACTCTTGTTGCTGTTCAAAATATAAAACTCAAAGTAACTTTTACTTTGAACCCTTATATTTCTATTCAAAGAACAAATGGTAGTATTTATATCGCTTACGCACGTTTCCTCGGCGAATCTTTTTATTGTGACGGAACAACAAGAACAGTCAGTCAATATATTTCATTGACCGCTGGAGAAAGTATTAAATTTCAGTTGGAAGTTGTTTTCAATAATTATGATGATTACCCTACAAGCGTGAGTGATTTCTTTTTAACTGCTGACTTCAAAGAATTGACAAATGCCGTTTTATTTGAAGAAGAATTTGGCGGTATGCAAATCAAGCAATTTTTGAGCGAAATTATATGGATGTATAATCTAACAATTTTCAAAGACAAGACTGATAATAGTTATACTTTCAAATATTTGAGCGAAATTTTATACGGAACCCCAATTGATTGGAGCGGTAAATTTCAATCATTAGACAATGAAAATTACATTTACGGAGCATATTCTCAAAAGAATTGGTTAAGACATAAATACAATGATGAAAATAGTTTTTTCAACGACGGCTTTATTGAGATTGATAATCCAGTTTTGCCAGATTCAAAAAACATTATTAGTTCTGTAATTTATTCGCCAGACTTTAATCTAACTTCAAATATTGGCTTCACATCAAATGTTTATAGATTGTGGAACAAAGAGATAAAAGACAACAATACCGTTGATTACAAGACTTTATCAAATAGATTTTATTTTTTAAGAGCACAACAAATTAATGGAACTTACCATATAACGAGTGAAGTTTTAAATCAAAATGCAACATTAAATACAATACAAGGTGACCTTTACACGGATTTAAAATATAGCTCAATACAAAGTAAATATTATTCTGATTTTGCGAGTATTTTAAACAAAGCCAAAATAATAACCACAACTTTACGTTTGAACGAAAGTGATATTTCAAATATTGACTTTTCAAAGCCAGTTTATTTGAAGCAATTAGGAGGTTCATTTTTCATTAATAAAATAAACAATTTTATTCCTTACAAAGACACGAAAGTTGAATTGGTTAAAATACAACCTAAATTTATCAATGCTGTTGATGATAATTTCTTTGTTAATACAATTTTCCCACAAGAATTAAATGTAATGGCAAACGATGAATTTGGAGCTCCAGACGCATCAATATATCAAATTGACACAACTGGATTTACATTAGGAACATTAAATAATTTTATCAATAAGAAAAGTGTAACGTTCACTCCAAGCGTATTAAATGGTTCGTCAAGTTTTATTTACAAAATTGTAAATTCTCTTGGAATTATTGCACAAGCAACGGCAAACGTTGTGACAAATATTCCAAACTATATAATTTCAAATACGGAAATATACACAGAACCCACAATTACCACATTTACTCAAAATAGTTCAACAAGAATAACGGTAAATGCAGCGAGTGAAACTTTTCAAATTGGAGTAAGAAGAGGGAATATTGGTGAAGGAAATATAACTGGTCAAATAGTTATTGGAGGTCAAACAATTAATATTACTAATTCAACAAATGTTTACTATTATTCTGTACCTTTTACACTTACACGTGGGGTATATGATAGCACAACTTTTAAAGTAACTGCAACTTGGACAAATGATTTCGCAGTAACTGGATATTTAAACTTAAGAAAAGCATAAAAAATGGCACAAAAAATAGTATTAGCAGAATTAGACATTGATATAGATTTACTTTTAAAATCAACTTCAGATTTGAAGAAGCAAATTGATTCTATAAAAAACGCTCAAAAAGAATTAGTAATTTCTGGTAAAGGAACTTCGGAACAATTTATTGAAAATGAAGCCGTTTTGAAATCTTTAAATAGTGCTTATTCTTCAAATGTAAAAGCTATCCAAGAAAGTGGAAAAGCCACTGAAAATCAAGTTACTCAAACAGAGCTTTTGAATATGGCTTTAAACACAGAAGTCACTTCAATAGCTGAAGCCAGAGAGCAAAACAAGTTGTTGAATAAATTGCGTAACGAAACTAACACGACAACTGCTGAGGGTCAAGCGCAAATCACGGCTTTAAATAAAAAGCTTGATGAAAATAATGATTACATAAAATCTAATGCCGATGCTTATTTGAAACAAAAAATAAACATTGGTAATTACACAGATAGTGTAAGGGAAGCGTTTGCGAGTATTAATCCATTGAATGGAGGTTTGGGTGCTTTTACACAAAGAGCGCAAGAAGCTGGGGGTGCTGGTAACTTATTCAAGGGTGCTATATCTGGAATGGTACAAGGTGTTTTAGGATTAGTAAAAGCATCTTTGGCTTTTATCGCTACACCTATTGGAGCCGTATTGGCAGTTATTGGAGTTGTATTAGGAACTTTGATTGGATTATTTAAAAGCCTTGACCCCGTAATGGATAAAGTTGAGCAAGGTTTTGCGGCAATCAGCGCTATTATTGATGTAGTTAGACAAACGTTTTTATCTTTAATAACTGGAGCGAAATCATTAAAAGAAGCCTTTTCTGGTTTTGGTTCGTCAATGGCGAGTGCGGCGAAAGAAGCTGCAAAATTAAAAGAAGCTCAACAAGATTTAGCTGACGCTCAACGTTCCCAAGAAGTAGCGAATGCGAAAGCTTCACAACAATATGATGAATTGATTGTGAAATCTAAAAATAGAACGCTTACAGAAAAAGAAAGAATTGCCTATATCCAACAAGCTCAAAAAATAGAGGAAGCCAATTTTAGACAACGTTCTGCACTTGCTGAAGCTGAATTAAAAAACGCTATTGAGGGAGCCAGAATTAAAGGGCAGTTATCTGACCAAGAATTAACGAATTTGAAACGTAACACAATGGCTTACGGAAATTATTTGTTAAATCAAGGTCGTATCACAGAAAAGGAATTGGAAGCTATTAAAAAAGCTGAATTAGGGAAAATTTCTATAAAAGATGAAACTACCAAAAGATTAGAAAAAGCGCAAAACCAAGAAGATAAATTGGCGGAAAATGCACAAGAAAGAAAAGAAAAGGAAGCTGCGGCGGCTGAAAAAGTAGAAGAAAAAAGAAGAGAATTGGCGCAAAAAAGAATTGATGATTTAATAGGCAAACAGGAAAGCGAATTAAAATTATTGCAAGAAAAAAATAGGTTTGAAGAAGATGCGGTAAAAAAGCAGGAAACACTTGCGGCAAAAGAATTATCTATTCTAAAAACTAAATTGAGTAATAAAAAAATTACTCAAGCTGAATACGATGCTGAAGCTTTAGCTATACAAAATAATACCGAAG